TAAAAGACCTATATTTTGAAGACGTAGCCGGTATAACTGTGCCTCCGCTGCCTAGACAACAGGTAAATACACCCCCGGTCAAAGTTTTTGTGCCGGGTGATGAATATGTACCTCAAACACCGTGGACAGAATACGATATATCTCCAGATTTATTTCAAAAAACAGCAGGTGGGGATAAGGAAGGTACTGGTAGAGGAGAATACAGTATAGCATGTATATTGTATGGGTTCAAGACTAAGGAACAAGTGGATAAAGCATCTGGTAGAATTATACAAGGCGGGGGAGCTTCTTTTGACGTGGTAGGACCAGATAAACGCAAGTATGAGGTAAAAGAATTAACTAAAGCTGTACGTACAGGAACGGAAGGAACCGGGGTTTTTACAGATATCCTTAATTCGACAATAGAATTGTTAGATGCTATACTAAAGGAATTTAATACGCTAGACGCCCAGGGTAAGCAGACCATAAACAATATGATTCTAAATAGCAATACAGTAAAAAGCACTATTCTTAACAGAAAAAGTCAAAAGGGACATTTTGACGCTATTAAAGACAGGTGGAGCTTAGATGAATATTTAAATGACATAAAGCGTAAAGCCCCAAGAGAGCTCTCTAAAGGTATTCTTATTTCTCCTATTTTAAATTTAGGTCAATATAAAGAAGAGCGCCCTTACGTAATTTTTTCCTTAAAACAATTAGTTGATGTATTAAACGAGATTGCCTCTACACAAGTCGCAACAGGCAATGAAGAAGGTACACCTAATCCAGCTGTAAGGGATATCGCCGATACTATCAATAAACATTACAGCGTACAAGGTGATGAGAAAGAAAAAGAATTTTTCAAAAAAGAGGCAGAGAAAATTGATAGGGCATTAATTCAAAAGAGATGTAAGGAATTTAAAAAATGTACTGATGAATTATCTTTTAGAAAGCAAATAATAGCACTTAATTTGTCAGGAATGCTTAAGCTAATTCAAGATAAAACTCAAGATATTGTTGAGAATTTATTTCCAAATGATGGGTTATTTGCAGTAAACAGCCAAGGCTTTCAATACATTCCGCATAGTAAGTTAAATACCTATCTTGCTTTTGATACAATAAGTTCAGGAAGTGTAAAGATCAAGCAAAAAATAGCTAGTAATGAAACCATTTAAACAATTTCTTACAGAACAAAATGGTAGTAGTATAGGTTTTTTTCCTGGAGCATTTAAACCGCCTCACAAAGGCCATTTTGATACTGCAAAACAAGCTGCAACAATTAATGATGCAGCAGTAATTTTAGTTTCAAAAATAGATAGAGATAACATATCAGCCGACGACTCAATGTTTGTCTGGGAGACTTATAAACAGTATCTACCAAAAAACTTGTATGTGTTTTCAGTTCAAGGGTCCCCTGTTTTAACTATATATCAAATTACAGACATCCTTAACAATGGTGTTTTTACCCCCACACCTAGAGCCCCTACCCCTCTACCTGCGGCAACAGAAATAGCAGATTTGTTAAGAAAGTTTAACCCACCTTACAGTGTTAACCTTTATGCAAGTCAAGAAGATACAGAAAGATTTAAATCATTCTATGGACCAAGTAAAGAGATTTTCCAAGGAAAAAACGTACAAAGTATTGCTATGAAAGATATTTCTCGACTAGCGTCTGCGACAGATGCACGTGCAGCATTGTTAAAAAATAATGCAAAGGGGTTTCATTCTTTATTACCAAATATTGCAGATCAAAGTAAAGAGGCTATCTTTAATCGATTAAAAAAATGAAATCTTTTAAACAATTCTTGCTCAAAGAGCAAATTATAAAAGAAGAGCGTACTTCTTATTTTTCACCACATCTCTCACATTTAGAAGACTTAGCTGTAGAGAACGGTAAAGCAGGATTTAAAGATTTTCTGACACATGTAAATTTAATTTCTAAAAAGATTCAAGGCTACGAATCAGAGCAAGAAATTAATGCAAAAATAGATGGAAGCCCTGCTATTTTGTTTGGTATTGATCCAAAAACTAAGACTTTTTTTATATCATTAAAATATGTAGTGGATGAATCTACCGATACAATAAAAGAAAATGCAAAACTCTTTCATACATCAGAAGAGATAGATCAAGCTATGTCGGATAGACCAGATTTTGCATCTAGGCTTAAAAATTTATTAGAGCAGTTAACACCAGCTTATGATAATTCTGGGTTAATATATCAAGGTGATGTTTTATACGCTAGTCAAGAAGATAAAAAAAGAGTGAAAATAGGTACAGAAGAGTTTATTACTTTTGAACCAAACACTATAATGTATGCTATTCCTATGGATGATAAATCAGAACTATTTCATAAAGTATTAAACTCTTCAGTGGGGGTAGTTGTTCATGATAGTTTTAAAGGGGTAGTAGATAAAGAATCGGGGATAATAAAACTTGTACCGGCGTCTAAAAACATTGACAGTTTGATTGCTAGTAGTACAAATTCAAAAGCATTCATAAAAGGTAGCAATTATCGTACTTTTGCTTTTGATATACCCGATAAATTTTTTGATAATCTTAATACACTTATAGTGGACGCTAGTAAGCATATAAACTCTATTTCTGATGAATTTAATAATGAATATGTGTCGCCTGGTAGGGGGGCGCCTTCTAGCCAAATCCTAGATATGTTAAAGCGCTATTTAAATAAGCAACTTGACCTAGAGGACTCAGGACTGTTTGGGGCAGCAAAGACTAGCGGTAGATTAAACTTTAATGCATTTTACAAGGGGTTTCAACAATATGTTGAGTCGCAGATAACAAAAGGTATAGAAGGACTTGGACCTAAGGGTCAAGCCCAACGCCAGCAAAGACTTAGTATTGTTCAAAGCTTTTTACAGAACAACGCAGCTAATTTTGAGCATCTATTAACAGCTACCTTTGAGATGGTAAAAATTAAGTACCTTATTTTTAATATACTGTCTCAACTAGATACTAAGCTAACACAGCATGCTTTTTACAGACTTCCCGATGGCTCGTATGTTAAAACAAAAGATGAAGGCTATGTTTTGTTTGCTGGTAATAATCAAGTAAAGATTGTAGATAGAGTAGATTTTTCTAAGATGAACCGCTTAGTTGGCGGTAGGCGCAGAACCCTTATTACCTGATTCGTTAATAGCATTTAATGCTTCAAGATTAAAAATTGTTTGGCGTAATACAGATTCTAGAACTTCTTTACCCTCACCGTACAGCATATCTCTTATTTTAGATACTATTTTTAATTCATGTGAATTTTCATCTGCATCAAACTCACCGTCTTTTCTAAATTTGTTATATTCAAGATAGTTTTTAACACTCTCAATATAGCTTGCAGCTAATGTAATTTTACTGAATACCCAAGGTTCTAAATCTTGATTGTCTTTTAGTAGATTGTAAAGAGCTTTTGACCCGTTATGAATTTTATATAGTTCGTTCTTTGCCATATCAGCTTCAGATTCACCAGAACCGGTAGAGGGTTCAACAGGGGTAATTTTTGAAGAATCTTCACAATTTTCACTATTTTTACACTGTAAACAATCTTCACCATCTTCACACCCACAAGATTTTTTATTAAGCTTTATTACTGTTGATGTGTTATTGGAAGGTACCATATTCGTGGTTTCGGCCGCGGGGCCCAGGTTTAATTCATTAACTACAATCTGGGTATAAGCTTCGGAAATTTTTTCTAATTCACCTTTTCTGCTCATTTTATATATTTATTCAAATAAATACATAATATATGCGTAGTTACAAAGAATTTTTCTATGAACAAATACTAGGGGCTACGGAAGGTATTACTATTCAACATGTTGGAAACGTTAGAGCCACTGTAGACACTGGTAACAGCGGTTATAATGTACTTCATGCAGAAATAATTGATGGTGCAAAAGAGGGACATGTAAAATTTAAAACAGTAAACGACAAAGTGTTAGAATTGCCTGTAAAAGAGTTTATAACGGTATCCGGAAATAATAATACCAACGATAGACCAGTAGTAGAGTTAGACTGTAGCTTGGGCCAAGAACAATTTAATAAAGTTCCTTTCAGCCTTGCGGACAGAAGTCAGCAAGATACCCCTGTTCTCTTAAGTAAAGATTTTATAAAATTAAATGGCGGTGTTGTTAATGTTAATATTAACAGCGAAATTAAAAAATAACATTGCTTACCCCTATACAACTTAAGACATATCTTAAATTGTATGCGTTAATTTTATCTACCACACACACGGTAGGTGAGTAAACAAATTCACTATCAACCCTCATTCCGATCTCTTCCCCAGGTAACAAAATATCATCCACATAGTCCATAGCCCCTCTTCTTTTTAAAAAAGAATAATATGGGTCTTTCGGCTCACCTTCTACAATTACATTATAATGACAAAACTCGTGTGCATAAAAGGTAAGATCTCTAAAACAAGAAATACTGGAAGGAGGATTAACCAACTCCCCGCGTATAATTAAATTACACTAATTATTTAGTCAAATTAGATTAATTTTCGGTTTTGTGCGAACTCAATAAACTTGTAAAATTCGTTTCTAGAATTATCTTTATCATCTAGAAAAGCACCAGACATTCTTGCGGTACGCATAGTTGAATCATGTCTAATGCCACGGTTAGAGCAGCATGTGTGAGCGGCCTCAATCATAACAGCTACTCCTTTATTCTTAATACAAACTTCATCAATATACTTGTGAATTTGCATTGTAAGGTTTTCTTGTACTTGAGGGCGACGAGAAAACCAATCCACAATACGATTTAATTTACTCAATCCAATCACCTTACCGTCCTTTGCAGGAATATAAGCAACGTGGGCAAACCCCATAAAAGGTGCGTGGTGGTGTGAGCAGAGCGATGTAACTTTAATATTGGTTTGAGATACAATACCATCATACTTATCTACATTATCAAACGCGGTAATCTTAGGCGGCTCACTATAACATCCCCAGGCAAAGTCTTCTACAAATGCCTTAGCAACCCTAAAGGGGGTGTTGGCACTATTTGGATCGTTTCTCCAATCATAACCCAAAGCGTCCATGTATGCTTCATACGCGGCCGCGGCCTTTAGTATAATTTGATTTCTCTCTTCCTCGGAATGTGGATGGTTATGATTGGCAAAAGCTAGCTTTTTCTTATTAAACATATTATTATTATATCAATAATGTTAGATAATCAAGATAAATAATCAAACATTCTATGTTAAACAAATTAATAGAAAATACCTTTAAGAACACACGTTTAAAGCGAGTTAGGGTAAAGTCTGATCCGTCAATACCGCCTGTGTTTGGATATGAAAATGTAAGCTGTTTTGAAGGTTATGTACTTGAGGAATGTGGTGAAGGTATGGTGAACGTTTATATTATAAATGCTCCACCAGCAGCAGATCCTATCCAGCAAGTAAGTGTAGCGCAATTAGAGCCGGTTGAAACAATATCTGCTACTCCTCAAATTTCAGATATAAAAACAGCACTTTTAAGAGCCTTAATCAAAGCAGGTCATGGAGAAGAGACCCCTGTCTATAATCAGATTAGAAATACTAGTAGTATAGATTTTATAAAAGCTTTTTTAGCCCAAGCCAATATTAGTATAGAGGATTTAATGGCAATTAATAATGAAAGCACTCTTCTGCCTTCTCCTTCAGCTGATGAAGATGTAAAAATTAAAAATAAAGCAGAAGATATATTTGGAACCCGCGAAGGTAAATTTGATAGGTTATTAAAGGCTACGGGTAAAGGTTTAAATCTTTTAACTAAAACAGTAGGTGCAGGTGCAGAGCTGGTCCTAGGAAAGGATAATATAGTTGCAAGAGTTAACAGGTTTTTAAAATCTTTTGAAATAGGTGATCTTGTTGATATTAAAAAAGTAACCGATAGGGCTAGAACAAAGGACTATTCACATTTACCTTACAATAATGAACCTGTTGTAATAACAGGCTTACCAAAGTTATCTTATCAGAAATATAATGAGGTTAAATACCAATTAATGGGTAGAATAAAAAATGTAAAGCTTTCCACCGACGGTATAATGTATGTTGTTGGGGATATACAACCAGAGTTAAATAAGATAAAAAAAATATTGTTAGATTTTACCTATCTTGATAACCCTTCTAAGGTAGGCAAAATTATTTTTGAAGATGTTGAGGGGGCAAGATTTTACAATAGGGGTACTATTGTATATTCTAATAGTGTGTGGTTGGTCAAGTTAGGTTCTCTAAACATTAACGATAAAACATCGGAGAATAAGAAAGATAATGCTTTCATAGCGGCCTCAATAAATCTTCTTAAAGAATCTTTAGGCACTAATTATGACGATTTGGCTAGAAGACCAGATTACAGTCTTATAGTAATTGAGGTTGCTATAGAGCTTAAGAAGCATAACCCGGAGACTATGGCGCAAATTGGAAAGTTTTTTAAGGAATATCTCCCCAAACAAGAAGAATATTTTAAATTATCAACAGATGAAAAGATAAATAGTATTAGAGGTTATTTAAAAAAGTTTAAGGAAACAACAAATGCCATCTAAAACAGAAAAACAGAAGAGATTTTTTGGTGCCGTTATGGGGGCGAAGAAGGGTCAGTCTAAAGTTTCCGGTAAAGCAAGAGAAGTTGCCAAAGAAATGCCTAAAAAAGAAATTAAAAAGTACTTAAAAAAAGAAAATTTTGATAATGTGGTTAATCATTTACTAGAGAAATTCTTTAAAGAAGGTATGACATTAGAAAAGAATTACACCTGTAAATAGGCTAAAGAAAAGAATTGTGATTGTGATGGTTGTTCAGATTGTATCGAAAATCAGGCTAGCGCTTGATTTATCACTATAAGTTAATATACTATATAGATGTCATTTCAATTTGAAAGTACAAAAATTATTGATTTAGGTAGTTGTGCGTTTAGACAATGGAGAGCTGATAGTCATTGTAAGTTTATTCATGGCTACAGGCTGCAAGCTAAATTCTGGTTTGGTTGTAACAATTTAGACGAAAAGAATTGGGTTGTAGATTTTGGAGGTTTAAAGCAATTAAAATTAACTTTAGAGAAACAGTTTGATCACACATTATGCATTGCTGGTGATGATCCTTTATTAGAAGATTTTAAAAACCTACATAACAAAGGTGCTGTTGATTTAAGAATTATGCCAACAGGTGTAGGTATAGAGCGTACAGCACAATGGTGTTTTATAAATGCTGACATTATTATAAGATCCCAGACAAATAATAGATGTTGGGTTGAAAGAGTAGAGGTATGGGAGCATGATAAAAATTCTGCTATTGTAACGCGAGACTATGTTACAGTACCACAACATGATCCTTATGTTTCAGAGAAACATAATGCAGAACAATTTGAACTACCTTTTCAACCACAGGCTACCACGGTTGCTGCTCCTGCTCCAGAGATACAAAACGCAGTTACAAGGAGTAATGCAGCTGCGGTCGGTAATGAAATGTCTACCGGTTGGGGCAATCCATTTGGTGGTACTAGCTGGGGTTCTTAATAGTCTTAACTATAGAAACTATAAACTTTAGTAGCTTGCTCCTGGTAATATCGTCTTCGGTAAAGTGAAACGTTTCAATACCATGTTCCTTGCTGTTTTCACAACTGAAAGCTTTCATAAAACTCTGAAAGCCAGATTTAGGAATATCAGATTGCAAGGAATCACCAATAACAAATAACTTACAACCCTTACCAAATCTAGTTAGAATTGTTGTTAATTCATTATGCTCTAGATTTTGTGCCTCATCAACAATTACCACATTGTTGGAAAACGTTGCTCCTCGTAAAAAATTAACAGGTATACATTTTAAATATTCATTCTCAAAGAGTATATTAGCTATTTGCTTACCCACAAGCTCATCACATTTTTCTACTAATGGTATGCTCCATGGCTTAAACTTATCGTCTACCTCCCCCGGTAAACTACCTAGTTTTCTAGAAGCTGATTCAACAATACTCCGTATATACACAATTTCATCTGCCTTTCGCTCTTTAAGTAATGTTAAGGCAACATACACAGCAAGATATGTTTTTGAGCTTCCTGCTGGTCCATCTGCAAAAATGATGTTTGTTTTATCATCAAAAGCCTTCTCTGCAAAAGCTTTGTGATGTTCATTTAAATGAAACTTTTGATCAATTTTAAAATTTAGAAGAATATCAGACTTAATGAGTTTTTCTTCAAATTTAGCAGCCTTTCTGGCTGCTCTAGCCATCTTAGACATCTGTATTATTTATTCAAAATCTACATTGATTAATGCAAAGTTAACCTTATAATAATACTATGTCTTTAGATACAACAATATTTTTAAGTGATGATAAGGTTTTTTATACAATAGAAGGGGAAGGCGAATATGTAGGTCACCCATCGGTGTTTATGAGATTATCGATGTGTAATTTAACGTGTAAAGGGTTTGCTTCTGCTGATTCACCTCACGGGTGCGATAGCTTTATAAGTTGGTCAGTAAAAAATCATTTTAAAATTAAAGACATTTTAGATTTACTGGATAATGAGGGGTATACAAAGCATTTACGTGAAGGGGCCATCTGGAAGATTACAGGGGGTGAGCCTCTAATTCAACAGAAAAACCTATTAGAACTGGTTAGAGAGTTTGCTAAGCGTAATGGGTTTATACCAAAAATAGATTTTGAGACTAATGCAACTATTCAACCTTTAGATGACTGGACAGCATACCGGGTAACATATACAACCTCTCCAAAGCTATCTAATAACGGTGACCCAGAAGAAAAGCGCTATAAACCTGCCGTACTTAAATGGCACGTTAGTGCCGGTTCCGGATTCAAATTTGTAATTAACGAGCAAAAAGACTTAGACGAAGTATATGAGAAGTATATCAACCACCCAGATATATTGTTGCCAAGACATAGAGTATGGTTAATGCCGTGTTGTGGTAGTAGGCAAGAGCATACAGAAAAAGCTTCTATGGTAGCAGAATTATGTAAAACACATGATATGAAATTTAGTCCAAGGTTGCAGCTAGTAATTTGGGATAAAGCATTAAAAGTATAGTTGATTTTTTATACTCTTTATTTAAATTAACTTATGAACGTAAACATCGATGTAACTATTTCTGGTGAAAATGGTGGTGATGAATCATTTAGAGTACTATTAAATCAGGATGAACTTACCAATATTATTAAAACTGAAGGTCTAGAAGCTGGTAATAAGGCATTAGATACTTTTGTAGATAAGTTTGTATTGCAGTTTAAGTCTAAGCTTGCTTCTGTTATCAATCGCTAATTATAATAAATAATTGGTGATTCTTAATAAGTTTGATAAGAAAGCAAACGAAATTTTACAAATTTTACAAGAGAACCCTGCGGCCGCAGCGGTTGCTATACCCGCATTAACTAAAGTGGCCCCGTGGGTAGCAGGTCTTTTTTCTGTATTAGTAGGAACCCTGGTCGGTGTGGGGGGTGGTGCTTGGGCGCCTCCATTACCGACTCCAACAGAAACAGATGTAAAACCTGAAATAGATAAAAATAAGCCTAAAACATATCCACCCTTAGTTCCTCCAATACCTTCAACTAATGCACCAGATGTAGTTGGTGGTAGTACCCCTGGGGTTTCTCCAGCACCAGATGTAGTCGGGGGTACGCCTGAAATTTCTGCACCGGCGCCAGCAGGTGTAAAAACACCTGATGCAGCACAACCAGTACCAGTAGATCAAGCAGTGCCAGTAGATCAAGCAGTTCCTGTTGATCGATCAATTACTAATACTGCACAAAATGTTGGTGCTAAAGAAAAAGAAATTGCTGTAGCCAAAGATGCTGTACAAGATAAAACGGCTGGTCAAGCACCTATCGTAGCCCCACCACCACAATTAAAATTTTCTAAAACAGGCAATTTTAAATTAGAACGTCCAGAAGAAGGGTTTCCTAACTACCAATCACTAACACCTTATGCTATGGGACAATCCTATACTGACAACTCTAATCTATCACCTAATAGTGTGTGGAAGCAAGTTATGAAAGGTAAGCAGCCCATAGAAGAGCTTCCCGCTGATATGCAGTCCCCTGAAGAAGTGGCCCAAAGATTTAAGAAGTGGAAAGCAGATCAAAAGAAAAGAAAATACGAGGCCCCTGGTGCTTTTGGTGGTTTAGTCGGGGAACCCAATCTAGATTAATTACAATTATATTATAAAATAAGATATGCGTATAGCTTTTAGCGGAGCCGCTTGTACAGGTAAAACAACAACAATTAGCGCCTTTTTAGCCAAATGGCCAAATTACAAGTCTCCAGAAACTTCATACAGAACATTAATATCAAATAATAAGCATAGTAAGAGAACAGATAAAAAGATTCAACGTAGTATTTTGCAGTTTATGGTAGATCAACAAAAAGGATATACCTTACATGATAATATTGTTTATGATAGGTGTGGGCTTGATAACGTAGTATATTCGCTATGGTGCCATGATAAGGGTATAAAAGGGTTTAACAAGCAATATATAGATGAATCAATAGAACTTGTAAAAGAGAGTATGAGAACCTTGGATATTATATTTCTATCAACCAGAGATTTAATGGGACCTATAGTCAATAATAATATAAGAGAAGTTGACCCAGAGTTTGTTATGGAAACTGATAATATTTTTAGGGCTATTTACAGTCAGCTTCTATCAACAGGTGCTTCACCCTTCTTTCCTCCTCACGATAGCCCGGGGCTAATTGAACTTAAAGGGACAACAGAAGAAAGAATAGATCTTATTAGTATGTATATTACCCCAGAAGGTAGTATGTATGGTGAAGAACAAAGCCTAGTAAATATGGATGAAATCGCCAAAATGGAAAGCCTTCTAAGAGAACAAAAAGGGTTAGCTGCTAAAGAAAAAGGTATTTTGTAATAAATATCTTAATGTTATTTGATAAAAATTACAATTTTATAATGGAAAGTTTTAAGTCAATTAAAACCATTCATAGACTGTTTTATCCAAGAAACTTTAATCTATCTGAAGAATTTATAAATTCTTTTCGAAAAGAATATGCAAGGTTAAAGTCAATGAATATTGATGATAGAAGAATTTTACAGAAAATGATTAAGGCGCTACCCTTTCATAAGGATAACGTAAATATTAATACTCTATAATAACAACCCCGGCTGCTCCACTACCACCAGCACCGCTTGCAGAACCTCCACCACCGCCGGCTCCCGTATTATCTGAACCGTTTTGACCGCTCACGTTACTACCATTACCACCGCGACCGGCTCCTGAGCCCATAAACCCTGGTCCGCCTCGTCCGCCTGCAGCAAACGCCGCAGTACTCCCCGCAATACCATTTTCACCAGAAGAGCCTGCTAAAGGTATATCACCACCAGACCCTGCTAATCCCCCTGCCCCACCGGCGACCGCACCTCCAGCAGACCCAACAGTGCCACCAGAACCTCCCGGTGCTATAACCTGTGTTTCTCCTGTAACCGTAAAGGTGGACTGACCGCCTGCTGCAGCTGCAGCACCACCGGCGCCAACCACATAAGAATATGTTTTACCTCTTACATTTGTAAAATATTTTATGTTTGTACTGCCCCCGCCACCACCACCTCCAGCTCCTGAGCTGCTGGAGCCGCCTCCACCTCCCCCGCCACCTACTATAGTCACCTTAATATTGTTAACACCGGCGGGAAATGTTACACCGGATGCTGACCCCCCACCAGTAGGTGCGTATCTAATAACAGTGGTAAACCCTGGTTGGCGAGACTCTACCGTAGCACTCAAGGTATTAACCCGACTACTAATAGTGGCTACAGATGTATAAAAACTAGTATTGTTTGGCCCTATTACAAAATCTTTAAAATCTATAATGTTTGTGCCTGTACTATTTTCAACAATAAGATAATTGCCGTTGACAATTTCCTCTATTTGGTTTAACTCTTTAATATTAACCTTGTTAAACGTCGACATATCAGTTATTTATTACTTTAGATATAGTTGCAATACAATTATTTTTAATATAATAAACGTATGACGGGTGTAGGAATTGTAACATGTAATCGACCGAAATTTTTTCTTAAATGCTTTAGAACTATTCCCAAAGATGTTGAGCTTGTTGTAGTTAATGACGGTTCGAAATTTGAAGATTGGGAGAGACTATTAAACGAAAGACCTTTTAAATTTATACAAAACGAACAAAATCTAGGCGTAGGCAAATCAAAAAATAAGCTGCTTAAAGCGTTGCTTGAAAAGGGTTGCACAGATCTTTTTTTAATTGAGGATGATATTATAGTTAAAGATCCAGAGGTATTCAATGAATATATTAGAGCCAAAGACATAACAGGTATACAGCACTTTAATTTTGGATATCATGGCCCGGCTAATAAGGGAAATATATCCGGTGGTGCACCAACACCTCGATATATTATAGATTACGGTGATATAAAGATAGCATTTAATGCACACAGTGTTGGTGCTTTTTGTTATTATTCGAAAGCATGTTTAGATAAAGCAGGCTTAATAGATGAAGACTATACAAATGCTTTTGAACATGTTGATCATGATTATAGAATTTTTAAAGTTGGTATGGGGGCACCCTACTGGCATTTTCCGGATATAGCAAATAGTATGGATTATTTAGATGAAATAGAATGTTCAGAAAAAAGTAGTGCAATAAGACCGAGAACAGATTGGCGGTCAAATATAGAGCACGGGGTAAAGCTTTTCAAAGAGAAGCATGGTTATTTACCCGCTTGGCAAGGTGCAGTTCCAGATATGGATGAAAAGAAAGTTAGAAGAATTTTAAAAGACCTGCAACGCTTTTACGCAAAGAGAGATTAAATGCCAGCTAATAAAAAGATTGCTTTCGGGGTAAATTTGTTCGGTAAATCAGTTCGAACTGATTTATGTATAGAATCACTTCTTGTAGTAAAAAGCAAATATCCAGATATTATAGACTTATACAATATTCAATTTGAAGACAAAGCTATCAAAGGTAGAGAGCATCCGGGTATAAAAACCCTATTTGTATTAAAAGAATCTAATAAAGACTATGTAAAAGAATCAACACGGACTATACCTATGTTGAGAGAAGTTTTTGATAAATTAGCTGATTTAAATTATGAATATTTTGCATTTACTAATGATGATATTATAATTTCGGACAGACTAATAAAAGTTTTCTTAGAGACAGACTACGATTCATGGCCAGCGAGTAGGCTGGCCATTGAGCCTATTTTTACTTTATCTGAACCAATTTCAGGCGATCATTATCAGGTTGCAGGTTTTGATACATTTATTTTTAAGACTTCTTGGTGGAAAAAGAAACGATTAGAGTTTCCGAATTATATCCTAGGCCATCCTTGTTGGGATGTACATTACGCTACATTATGCTTAAGGCATGGAAAATCTAAATTCTGTAACGACTGGCCACCACCCACCTTTCATATAAAACACGGCGGGGGAGATCAATACTCCACACTGGAAGTAGATTATAATAATAGTTTATACTGGGTACCCTGTAGATTTGATGTTGATATGTGGCATCACTACCTCTTTAATGTCTTACTAGTGAGACCAGGTATAAATTATTGGACGCCGCATAAAAATGAAGCTGAATTAGAGAAGGTCTGTTTCAATGATACTTGGTTTAAAACGAATTATTGGTCTTATTCGGGTGCGCAAGCAGCTGCACAAGCACAACTTTTAAAAAGTTTCTACCAATAAGTTCCACCCTCAATCTTCATATAACCCTCCGGCGTCTCTTCAGCAGAAGGCCTTACCCAGGCATTATTATAAAAATGATTAAAAATTCTCATTTGTTCCCATCTTTTACCTTTTATACCAAATAACATTTGAAGTGCCCCGCCTAAATGTACTGCTTGTTTATTCATATTTTTGGCAAAAGCTGCTAGCGGTAATGATGATGCGCCTGTACCTATCAATGCTACATCGTAATCAGCTTGAAACATTTGATATTTGATATCATCGATCATTTCTTTCCATGTTAGATATTTGTTCTTATCACCAGTAATAGCCTTACTTGTCGGGTGAAAAATTGTTTTTAAATCAAATTGCGGGAGTACTTCCGGATTTCGCCAGATACTCAATCTATTTGAATATTGTTTTTTTATCGTTTCGGTAAAAGGGCTTATAACCAAAACTCGCTTATCCTTTAGAAGACTAGTCCAAGGCAATCCATGATAAAAAGATTCTAATGATTGAAGATCAACCAATACACTGGAAGGATTTCTGCTTTTTATAAATCTTAGTTCAAAATCCCCTAATCCATTATTCCAAGGTGAAATAATATCTGTAGCTGTTACCGCGTCGGATAGTTGTTCACAAAAATATATTCTAGCCTCTTCTGTCTGAGGAAAGACCCCAGCATTAACAAAAATTTCATTTACAACTGTCGGGTTCCAGGAAATTGGGCTTTGATTGTGATGTTTGGCAAAAAAATAATTGTACGCACACATTAATTCGGCATTACCTATCTTACCTATACACAACGGTTTACCAGTTTTTAAAGCCTCATATATTTCCACACCGCCTTCCAAAAAGTTTAACACTTTAAAATCCATACTTTATTTTAATGTATATATCATTGAAATCCATTGATTATGATATAAAATTAATAAGTGAAGACTGTACTGGTAAGCTTTGCAAACGAGCGTTTTTTTCGCAGTCAAGGCATGTTAGTTGAATCTGGTAAAAAGTATTTTTCCGGACATGCCTCTTATACAATAGACTTGCTCAATAATGAATTTAAGGACAAAAATAAGCATATCTTACAGCAACCTAGAGGGTGTGGTTATTGGCTATGGAAACCATATATTATACTCAATACATTAAACCTTCTCAAAGACGGTGATTTGGTGTTTTATGTAGATAGTGGTAATTTAATAATAAATGATCCAAAGCCTGTAATAGATCTTTGTTTAAAAGAAGAAACCGGTATTTTATTATTTGAGAATAGAGATGGTGCACCCCCAGGGACAATATGGAAAAATTACATGTGGACAAAATATGATTGTTTTGAACGTATGGGCTGTACAGGTGAAAAATATACAGAGGGCAATCAAATAGATGGTTCATACATCATAGTGCAGAAGAATAAGTTTTCTGTTAAGTTTTTTAACGAATATTTAAAATGGTGTGAAACTGATGAAATTATTACCGATTTGCCAAGCAAAAAGCCAAACCACAAAGATTACAAAGACCACAGGCACGATCAATCCATTCTTTCGCTTTTGGCTATTAAGTATAATATTACTTTAGCAAGAGAACCATCTGAGTGGGGTAATTCTTATATAACTGAAAAATATGATTACCCTCAATTATTTCAACATCATAGAGGTTTAATATGTTAGAAGAAAAATTTTATGTAAGGTCACATATGGGTCTAGGTGACATGATATTATGTAACGCTATCGTACGTAATATATGTAAAAAATATAAAAACGTTGTCACTTTCGTAAAGCCTGAATATGAAAAAAGTATTAAGTTTATGTATAGGGACATACCTAACCTAGAATTGATTGTGATTAATGAGTGTGATATTGATAAACTTTTAGATACAGTAGATGTAAAAAATAAAATATGGCTTGGTTTTGGTAATATAGAGCATCTATTAGAAAAATATAGGTTTGATGAATGTTTTTATAGGCAGGTTGGCTTAAAATACGAGCGCAGATGGACAGATTTTTATGTAGAGAGAGATAAAATATCAGAAGAAAATCTTTTTAGTAAAAGCGGCCTAGTGAAAGGAGAATATATTTTTATTCATGATGACAAGGAGAGGGGGCTCTTGATACCTGACAAGATGCTACCTCAAGGGATTACACATTACAGGCCAGATAGAGCGGTTGAAAATATATTTGATTACTGTACTATAATTGAAAATGCCAAGCAAATCCATGTTATGGATAGTTGTTTTAAGCATATTGCAGATTCTCTTGACTTAACTAATGAGTTGTACTATCATGTTTATTTACGAAGTAATCGTAATCACAACGTTACCAATAGTAGATTGAGCTGGAATTATATTATATGAAAATTACAGCTGGTATGATTGTTTTTAATGCAGAAAAATTTGCTCCAGTTGGTATGCTTCAGGCTCAGTTGGAACAGTTATATTTTCTTGCAGATCAAATAGTTATCGTAGAAGGTGCAACAAAATCAGATAATAAAACCCATTATTTTGATGGTGATGCAACCTGGTGTACTGAGGATGGTAAGTCTAATGATAGTACTGTTAGTATTATCAAGAATTTTCCAGATCCTCAAAATAAGATTATTTTAGTAGAAGCAAAAGGATTCTGGAATGGTAAAACACAAATGTGTAATGAGTGGAGCAAAGTAGCCAATGGTGATTACATCTGGCAAATCGATGTAGATGAATTTTATCACAAAAAAGATATATTGAAAATAAAAAATATATTGCAAAAGTATGAGCCTAATGCAGTACATTTTTTTGCAAATCATTTTTGGGGAGATTATTTTAATTGTATAGATGAATCCTGCCCCTACACATGGGGAAACAATTTACCTTGGAGACGTATTTTTAGACACAAACCAGGAAGCAAGTGGCAGAGCCACGAACCACCTGTATATTTGTTACCAGATGGAACAGATTGCAATACCTTGCAATTGATACCAAGAGAGGAAACACTAAAGGTTGGATTGAAAATGTTTCACTATTCTTATGTAACACCAGAGCAAATTAGTTTTAAAGCCCGTTTCTATAAGCAATCTTGGACGGAGCAAACATATAAAGATTGGTTAGTAGATAAAGCTACACCTGTTAATGGTTCTTCTACAAAACCTTTTACAGGTCAGCACCCTGAGTGGCTTACCAAAATTATACCTATAAAATAATTTATGACCGATTTAACAACTTTTGTAATGCATCATTCTCCTTTAGGTTATAGAAAAGAAGCTCTTCTAAATGATCTAAAAGCTGTTTCTTTTCCATACAAAACTGTATGGGTAGAAAGCTTTCCACCATCTCTTTTTCAAGGTACTAATAAAATTACGGCTGGGGAAATGTCTCTTTCGTTTAAACATTATCATTCATTTTGTACCCAATTAGAAAATAATATAGATGTCGCGCTTTATATTGAAGATGATGTTGCGTTACTAAGTGTGCCTAACGCTATAGAATTTATAGAGACATGTATTAAGGAAATGAAAGAAACTGATGGAGATATTTGTTGGGTAGGTGGTGTGCATTACCTAGGCATTAGAGAGCCTGAGATAAGCGGTAAACACCTATATTATAGAGAGGATTATACTACAAGATGTACTCATGCGTTTCTAGTAAATAAAAAATGTATCCCAACTATACTTTCAAATTATCATTTTCAAAACCAGGTTGATATAATGTTAAATACAATAATATCTACACAAAAACTAAAAAATAGTTGGACTAGTCCGTTTTTTGATCAAAAAAGTCATTATGATTCGAATTGGAAATGCTCAGTTAAATGACCCCATCCTTTCGAGCTGTCTCTTATACATACGGTAATATTCCTTCAGAAGTTGTTGAATATCAAAAAAAAGTTTTTGATTTTCTAAATTTGCCTATCGATCAATATATAGGTGGGTACGATCATGGTCAGTTTTTAGAAAAAATCTTAACAGAGGCGAAAACAGATTATACTATATTTTTTGACATAGACTGTATTCCATTAGTACCTAATTTTGATTCTATTATACAAGAGGAATTATTAAAAGAAGAATGTTTAATTGGTATTGAGCAGACGGGCCATCCGAGATATCATATATATGCCGGGCCAGGGTGTATGGGATTATCTTCTAATTTGTATAAAAAATTAGAATCCCCTCAGTTAAATCAAAACTTTAGAAGTGATGTTGCTGAAGAGTTGACTTGGCGATGTGAAGAGAGGGCAATTAAAGTAAAGTTTTTTAAGGTGTCAAGTATTGAGCAACCTAAATGGCGATTAGGTTATGATAGAGAGTTTGGAATAGGGACTACTTACAAATATAGTAATATAGACGTATTATATCATCAGTTTGAAATTAGATACAATTACGGCAATTTTATAGAAAAATGTAAGTCAATACTAGGGACAAGTACTTAATATTTTAAATTACTTGAAATTCTATTGTGTAATTTGTATTTGCCCCTAATTGCTGCACTCGCATAGTATAAGAGCCTTGATTATAGGGAGCAGAAGCGGTAAGAATTTCTTGATTTATGTTACCGGGTCCAAAGTGTTGTTGTGCTAGCATTTGATCTGGATTATCTCCTGCTGTCCATTGAGACCCTGATTGAATTCCCAACCATGCTACATTATCTACTGAATTGTAATTCCTAAGTATAATTTTATTTAATATCTTATTATTCCCTACATTAAAGGTAAAATAATCACTATTTCCAGCTACAGAAGCAACAACTAAGCCATTACCAGTGTTTAAAGTTACAGGTGTAGGAACAAGTGCTATGTTTGAAAAAGGACCATTAATATTTTCTGCCCATATTGTATAACTAGGAGGCTCGGGGGAAGGTGATGGAGGGCAAGCACTTAAGAATCTTAAGTCTGTTGAGCTATTTAAATAAAATTGTGTTGAATCTCTATATGGCACCCTACTGAAAAATATATTATTTGTACTTAGTGGTATTGTTGATGTATTTACATAGCAATGTGATAGATACTGTGCAAATAATTCAGTTGCTGTTGTTGTTGCTATAGATGTAGCTGGAAATTTGCTAACAGTTAGATTTGTTGTAGGTGGTCGAGAAGGGTTATTAATACTAGGGTCTCCAAGACCATAATTGCCTGCTAGACCGGAGCTGGAGAGAGTGTTGACACTAGCACACTGCATTAGAAAATTTTTAGCTTGTTGCGGTGTAAAATGAGGAAATCTTTCTAATATTGTGCATAAAATACCTGCAATATTGGGTCCTGACATTGAGGTCCCGCTTAGCTTGCTCAAGAAATAACCTGAATAACCTGGGTATGTTACACCGCTTATGAAAGCACTTTGAATATATGAGCCTGGAGCATATATACTTACACCACTACCATACTGAGAGTATTCAGCTCTTGCAGCTACAGCGTCTATTAAAGAAGAAATAGTTCTACCTCCGATAGCCCCTACTGTTATAACTGGATTATCTTCATGTGATGTCCAATTAGAGATAGGATAAGCGGGGGAATCTTCTCTACTGTTACACGTACCCGAATTCATTCTATCGTCAATCGGGGTTACAATTAATATGTTTCCATTGCCCGCAGAATGAACAAAATGAATGCCATTATCGGTTAATTGTTTTACTTTTTGATCTATAACATCAACAGTACCACATGAATATCCGTAACTATTATTCATTACAGAAGGTCGTGAAGATAACCCTGGAACAGTCCTTTTATATTTGTGATACCGTTCAATTAAATCAAGCATTAAGTATAAACCTTCAGTAGAATTACCATACCCGTTAGATGTTGAAAAATTTATTCTCATTGAAAAAATTTGTGCATCTATTGCCCAGCCGCAACTAGAGCCTGCAACGGTTCCTGTGCAGTGTGTCCCGTGGCCGTTGGTATCTTGATAAAATAAGCTTCTATCTGATTGACAATTATAATCTGTTCTTGCAATTACCCCACCCCCGACCCCGGATCCGGGGAGGCCACCCCAATAATACATAGTATCTTGCTGTCCAGAAGATGCTAGTGGGTTGTTGTTTGGCCAAACCGTTAATGAAACTGTACCAGTAGAAGCACCATTATTAGAAACATAATCACTATTAAAAGGAACATAACTAGTAGATCCTATAAAAAATGGATGCGCGCTAGTTGTATTTACTAAATTAAAATCATAAACACCGGTTCTAAAACTAACAGGAAACCCACCGGCTGGGTGTCTAGCTGTAGGAACACCTACTCTATCTTTCACAACATAAACTGTATCTTTTTCAACACCATTAATAAAATATGAATTTTGTCCAGGATTACCTGGTGAAGCGCTAACAGTCACAGTAATATTTCTATCTGCTGTAACAGGGGCAAATAGTGACCAATTAAGAAACTGTAGTCTTGTTTGACCGTTTTGATCTAACCATTCAGGATGACCTGGTACTATTCCGGAATCAAGAATTATCGCATCAACACCACTACCTGTATAATGATAGGTAAACTCCATATCAAATGGGGGTAGCGCAGATAGAGAATTACACCTTCCAAACCCCCATTGTTCAGGGGTAGTATTACTACTAGAATTAAACGCCTGCCCAACAGTAGTTAATTGTCTTTTTTTACCAGCTTGACTATTAGGTTCAAATTGAACGTCTAACCTCTCTTCAACAATTACTACCCCAGGGCATTTTTTTAAAGCATTTGCTTCTTCCTCTGTTAAAAAGGCTTTAATAGTTGTAGATGAAGAAGACATGTAATCACTCACTTCAACACACCGAGAAAGGGAAGGGGTTTCAGTTCCTTCAGGAATAACTCCAGGTGTATATAATTGTTCAACAATACTGTCTATTTGGTCTTCTGTTGAAGCGGTTATAAAAAATTCTTTTTTCATATGTTTAGTCTAAATATTGTTACTACCGCGTTACCGCTTAATGGCGCAAGCGGTGGTGGCGGAGGTGTTGGTGGTAGGTTGCCTAAAATATTTAGTTCAGCACCCCACAGAGCAACGTGCGAACCAAAAGTTATATTGTCTAGTAAAAATACTGTAGGGTAATTATAAGAACCGGCAGCAGGTGATACAGTCCATCTAACTTCAAAACGCTTCCATTCATTAGTCAAATTACCATTTACCGGTATGGACACTCTATCAGAAAGACCGTCTTTTGTAACGCTTATTATTTCACCGCTATTAACATTAGTACCACTCAATAATCTAGCCCAAACAGACATCCTAAATTGTCTTCCTGGGTTATATTCATCTCTAAATTGCCATGATACATATCTAGGGGTAAAATTAGAAAATTCTGTATATATTGATCTGGCATCTTGTGAACCGTCAGGAGCTGTTCCGTAGCCAAGAGGAGAATTTTTTGTATTCCAACCATAATCCCATCCACCGCCCCCTGGTTCAAAGAAGCCATCTGGAGGGCATTCTACTCTATCAATACGAGCTGAACATGAAATATAATTTGTAGATAAGTTTGGAACATACGCACATAACATAGCCACATTAGAATAAACCGGGTTAGAGCCTCTTGCAGATATTTTTGCTCTTAGTCTTTTAACACTATTTCTAGAAATGCTTAAGGTGGAAAGTATAGGAGAGTCTGTGGCAACTGTAATATAGTTTCCTGAATATGGGAAATCTAAAGTTTCCCAATCAATAGTAACAGGGGTACTATTACTAGCAGAAGCTGTACAAGACACAGTAAAGGGCCTATCTGCAATAACTTCCACTAATTGTTGTATATTTTTTATTACAGATATATTAACATCGAGTGGCTTTACACTTAATGATGCAGAACTTGTAAAGTTTGGATGCCTTATATTGGAAGCGCTAAGCCTACACCTTATTAAAGAATTGTTTAAACTAGTTGTTGTTGACAGAAAAATAACTCTAGTTGTGGCAAAGTTAATATCATTGAAGGTAGAAGATTGATTTAGAGCTATTTGCCATTGATAGGTTATATTAAAGGTAGGTACTGTGACTCCTGATACTCCAAACGCTATAGTATCCCCATCATATACCGTGACGCTACTTGGTTGTTGGGTGATTGTTAAATTAGTAAATGGTATTATTGTTAAGGGTGTACCTAATTTTATTATAGGTATTTTAGTGCCTTTTAATAAGCTGAATCTCACTACCTTATTCTACTCTTATAAACCCACCGCTTAATGCGATGTAAGACAGTAGAACCTCCGTGCTTAATGCATCTAATCCGATTCTTAAATGAATTGGATTTGCGGGATTATAATCCATAGAAACTAAAGGCAGATTTGAAGTACCGTCGTTTTCCAAAGCATCAGACGCTTGGAATATAACTTTAGTACTTCCACCAACATCTATTGCTGCCCCGACAAACTGCTTTACCAAAGAGCGAACATTTTTGAGAGTATTTGTTCCGCTCAATTTAATAATATCTGTTGAGGTTTCATCAGACCAATTAGGTGGGGTAGTCTGGGTGGCTTGAACTCTGAGATGTTTAGCTACATTACTGTTTGTCATATCAAGATACAGCATACCTCTTAATGATCCGCCTTCTAACAATCTATTTCCTAGATCATTTGCACTTAGTGTAATATAATTACTATATTCCATTTGCACCGCGGGGGTCATAGAAGCCATGTAAGGTGTGAGTGTATATCTTAAATTACTTAAACTATTAACAGTTGTGTGAGTGCTGTCCCAATCAGCTGAAGTCTCATTTACAGAAGTATAAGTACTATCCCAATCAGCTGAAGTCTCATTTACAGAAGTATAAGTACTATCCCAGTCGGCTGAAGTCTCTGAAACCGATGTATAAGTTGAATTCCAGTCGGCTGAAGTCTCTGAAACCGATGT